CGCCAGTAGTACCTTGGAAGATAATGGGTCTCTGGCTGGTCACATAATTTCCCTGCACCCGATTTACGAATGTAGAGATATATGCGTTCTGCTCCTTGACAGTCATCTTGCCAGCTTGCACCAGCGGGTCAGACATCGTACGCATGACATCTGCAGACACAAAACGCGTGAAGTCTTCTGAGAAATTATTCCCTGTGACCGTGGCAACTTTTTCGGTAGCATTGGAGAGCTTCTCAATCCACTGCTTTGGTGCAATGTTAGGACGATAAGCAAGGTCATCCATCATCTCATGATAGATCTTGCTGATATCCTTGATTGCACCAATGTCACGATAGCGTTGAAGCAGGAGTTCTTTCCGTGGGGAGAAGAAATTTTGAACAGACTGTGCAAGCAGTTTTGTAGTGGACGGCACACTTGCATTCTGTCCAGGAATTTTGACTCGAGTCAACTCTGCAAGTTGGCCAGCAAGCTCAGGAGTTTCTTGCATCATACGCCGCACACTGGACATCTCAGTGGCCAGCATGATTGGCGTAGAAACAATGTTAATGAGTGAGTTAAAAAAGTCAAAGCGCAGCGTGGTCGTGGCCAGAATAGCATTTGCCTTCTGGAAGAACTCACGAATCACATTGGGCGGGACAGCCTTGTTGGCCTCAATGTATGCTTCAACATTCTGATACGGCTGTGGCAGTCCATAGTTCTGTGCAATCCTGTTAGCCTCTTGCCAGGAAATAATTCCCTTTTCAGCTTGCCCAAAGGCAGTCTGCATCCCTTCGCCAACTTTGATACTGAGCTTATCAATAAACTCGTTCAAAGAATCCAGCAGTGGGAACTCTTGTTGCTTGGAGATATTGAGCGCAGTCTTGATATAATCTCCGAACGGGTCTGCAATCTTTGCGCGCAGCTTTGCGCCAATGCCCCGCGTCATGGACTCAGGCACCCGGCGGTACTGTTCACTCAGGAACTGCATCTCAGAAAAGAACTCACGATTCTTGACTTGCGTAGCAGTGCGCACAAGCTTTTCTTCTTGCTTTGCGTGCCAGCCAAGCCAGTCATTCATAATATTCTCAAGCCGAGTCTCTGGGAAGAAATCAGCTAGAACGCCACGGCGGGCCAAGTCACTGTTGACTGAGGCTTCGTTCAGAGTATTTTGATATTCATACTCACCCTTGGCCTTGAAATAATTTTCAGTGTCAGCCTTGAAGAAGACATCATAGTCATCGCTAACTTGTGCCGCCAAGCGCCGCAACTGCTCCTCACTCCGAGCCACAATCATAGAAGTATCAGATGCCAAGCCCAGCTTTTCTTTGGTCTTGACAAAGGCATGATAAGGATACAGGGCTGTATTGATCGGCGGTGCATAGACTACTCCGGCCGCTGGCTCATGCTTGACAAGTCCAGACGCATTGTAAAGTGTAGTAAATTTGCTTGACCGCACATCGTTAATCTTTGTACTAGCCTGCAAAAAGTCTGCAACTTCCTGTGACTGGATATCAAACACGTGAGGGCTGCGGCTGGGGTTATTAGTCTGCAAATACCTTGCAGCTTCGTAAGCGTCTCCAGTAAAATTATCATCCTTGAGCATTCTCAGCACGTCTGCAGAAACAAGACGCCGTGACCGCGTACCGTCTGTAGGATCAAAGAAGTATTTGTGCTCAGACTTGCGTAGTGCAGTAGTCAGAATGCCAAGCTCTGCAGATGCGCGCTCATTTCCACGCAGCGCATTGACAGCAGGCGCCAGCGCTTCAATAGTCTGATCCCGCAGTTTTTGAGAGAGCAAAGCTACGTTCTTGCCAAGCTCTTGCACAAAGAGTTTAGCTTTTTCCCCATAGCCAGCATTTGATGCACCGAGCAGAGAAGCACCTGCACCCTCAATGCTCGCAGTGCGGCTCATCTTGTTCCCGACTCCCATGAAATCTGTCTCATGTGGAATCAGTTCAGCATCACTTCCCAGCACAGAATCAGCTGCACTCATGTTCATTTTGCGTGCAATTTCAAGCTGATACTGTCGCGTGAGCTTATAAGTGATGAGATGGTTTGGCCCCATGTTGAGATTATATGCTTCTTCAGGCAGCAAGTAATTACCGCGGCCAGAAGTCACAGGAGAGAAATCCCAAGTGAGTTGCACAGTCCGGGGAGAAAGCGCACGGCTGGTCTCAAACACTTGCCCAGCATTCTTGACATTTGCTTTTGCAAAGCCCTGAGCAATGGTGTCTTCCACCCAGCGCCGATCAGTATTCAAATGGATGGCAACTTCCTGACTAGAAGGTACACGGCCTTTCTCTGCAGCTTGCCCGAATTGATCCGCCAGCAGCTCAGTGCGCTTGGCAGTAGCCAGGTCTCGAAAGTTCACATAATCATCGAATGCGCGAATCTCTGCACCATCAACAAAACTCAGAGTGCGCAGATACTTATCCGTGATCTCTCCGGCGTTATACAGCTCTGTCAACCGATCAAGAACTGCAAGGTCTGCAGTATCAACTTGATTGCCAATCACAGTCTTAATCTGTGCACCAGTCAGTTTACTGGCCCAAGCAAACCGGGCACTGGCTTCCAGCGGATCAGAAAAAATATCCAGCGCCCGAGTGGTACCTTGCTTGAAAGATCTGTTCCCGACATACGCGGCGTCAGGTGCAAAGAGAAGTTTAGACTTCTGTGCAATATCTCCAAAGGAAAGAACTGCATCCGTGGTCAGGCCAAGCTCCTCCAGATCCATAAGCATCTTAAAACGCACAGGACTTTCACGGAACTTAAGAACTTTGGAAGAGTTTGGATTGATACGAATACTGCCATCAGGCAGCTGCAACGCATCTACGCTCAGATTCTTCTTGAAATACTGTTTGACATTGGGCAGGCCCGTCTCAGCAGAAACTCGCAGCCAATCTTCCATGACCAAGTCATCTGCAGTAATACCTTCAGACAGATAGTATGCCTGTTTGCCTGTGACTTCCTCACCGCTGGGGCCTTTGCGCCGCGTCAATGAGAACATATCAGTCAGCTTGCGCTGACCCTTGGGCAAACCTTCTGGCTTGATAATCACATAGAACTTACGAGCTTCCAAACCAAGCTGCTCAGGATTGATGCTCTTAACACTCTCCAGCAAATTGAGATATCCGTGAATACTCTGAACAATCTCAGACGGAGATTGCCCGGCTTCACGTGCAGCTTGAACATCACGTTGCAGGGCTTCAAAGAATGCCTGGCCCAGAGTTTCATCTCCTTGCGCCAGCTCATTGAATTTCATCTTGAGCTTGTCAGTGCCTAGGCGCTCTGCAGAATCCCTGGCAGCTTGCAGCGGCGCTGCAGTTTGAAGCTCAATGCTTTGCGTAATCCGCTTTCCAGCCTCGTCAGTAATCCTGTATTTGAAACTAAGATTATCAAATGTGGTGGGCAGCGAGACAAGACTTTCAGACAGCAACAAAGCATCTGTTCCTTTGGTCAACCCCATGCCGCTTGTGTCTGCCAGCACATCATTCAGCCGCATCTGAGCTTGAATCTCTTTCTGCGCAGACTTCAAAATGCCGCGCGCAGCAAAAGAGTTAAATGCTGTGCCGATCGTAGTACCGAAGCCAAGACCAAGTGCAGCATTCCAGCCAAATTCAGCCAGACCTGCATCATCAAATACAGGACTGTCATTCAACGCCGCTGCCACGCCAAGCTCAAAAGCTGCAGCAGTCATTGCTTGGTCCGCAGCTTCCCAGCCAAGCATTTTGCGGCGATTGGCAGAAAGAATAGACTTGATTGCACCGCCTTCCGCAGCAGTCTCTTGCAGAGCTTTCTGCAAATATTCATTCTTACGCGTGACCGGCAAAGCTAGGAACTTGCCAAAGTTCCCAGTAGCCGTGCCGCCACGAAGAAGCTGCAAACCCTTGATACCAAGACTGCCTGGCAGAATAGACGCGCCAACAAAGCCAACCATGTCAACAGCATCTTTGTGCTGGACATAGTAGTCTCCCATATTGTTGCCACCGTACTCCCGGATAGCTTTCTCAATGTTAATCTCACTGCTGCTCGGCAGCACAGTGTTAACAATGCTCAGAGCACCAGACGCCAGCGCAGCCCCAGTGCCATAGGTTATAGCATTGGTGATTGCCGAAAGCGTATTTGCTTGGTAATCAGTGGTGTTTGCAGCAAGAACTGCGGGATGGTACTCGGGAAACATTGTTGCCATTTTTTACCTCTGGTATGCCCCATCGGGCAGGAGTTGAGGACAGTTACATTGCACGCTGCGGAACCATGCCAGGAATAGGAATGGTAGGTGGAATTTGATTAGTGATGTTTGCACGCGCAACTTTGGCCAGTGCAGCTTTCACACTTGCAAAGTTTGCAGCATTGAACATGATCGGGTCACCCAGCAGGGATTGCGCCGGAAGGCGAATCACATAAGAACTCTGGGCTGGGATACCAAAGTTAGTATACTGATATGCGTCCAAATTGCTGCGCATACCAGCCGTGTAGTATTGCGTAATTTGCTGAGCTGCTTCGTCTACACCAATGACACCGTTGACGATAGACTTGATAACTCCCTGCAGTGCATTGACTTCCACTTCTGCAGGAAGGTTAGGCATAGAAGCAATCTGCGCCTCGCGTCCAACACTGGCTGCATTCAGTGCCGTAAGCATCACGTTGTTCAAAGGAATCGGCGGATTCCCACTGAGCATGATCTTGTGATTTACCCGGTACGGATTAAACAGCGTATCATACCGGGAGTCTGCGAGCCTTGCACCTTCTGGCGCCATGCTCGTGGCTGACATCTCAAGCTCAGTCAGGTACTCGTTGGAGACATAAGCATTGAGAGTCTCGCGCTTCTTGATAACTTCTTGTAGCTGCGGATTGGCCCGAGCTTGCATTTGTGCAGTAGCACGATAGCTGCCAAGTGCAGCTTTGATACCTTGGTAACCTTGGAATGCCAGCGGATTTTGCTGCTGCATCCCAGTAAGATTACCATAGGTTTCCAGATTATCGACAGACTCAGAAACACTGCCACCAAGCGTCCCAGTGGACGCCATCTTGTACCAGTCATTCTGGGCTTTTTGATTGCCAAGCCTGTCAAGTCCTTCAACTGTAGGCGCAGCATCTGGAGGAATGCCAAGAAAGTTTGAAACAGTGCCAAGCCGCCCATTGAGTCCAGCAATGGCTGCAGCACGCGTCTCTCTATCTTTCAGGCTTGCATTCAATGCAGCCAGCCGTGCTTCACGTGCTTCTGCAGTAGCTTCACGCTGCTCTTGCAAAGTAGCATAGCGGAGAAGCTGATCGGCATATCCTGCCTTGACATCCAGCGCCTTGTCTCCAAGCTGGAATGCTTGCATGCGAATGCCTGCAATCTTTGAGCCAAGATCAGCTTCGCGGCGTATAACTTCCGCCTCAGCTTTTTGCCTGTCAGCATTGGCTTGAAGCAACGCCGTGGCCTTGAGTTCATTGGCAACGTTAGGAATCTGCACACTCTTTTGAGCAGTAGCGAGCTCTTGCCGCGTGCGAATATCTCGGATGGCTGCATCCCGCACATCTACAATGGCATTGTGCCGCGCGGCCACAGACGGCAGTTTCAGCTGGTTGATAATATACCCAACAGGATTCTCGAGCAGAGAAGTCTGGGCAAGTGCATCGTACTCTTTGCGCGCCAACTTGCGAGATTCTTCCGCAGCAGTGTACTCTGCAACACGAGCCTGGATCACAGAATTGTTCTGATCAGGATCTACGCCATAAAGATCATCAATGCGCTGAATGCTTGAGTTGACTTGAAAGTCAGTGTTTGCTTTCTGCGCCGCAGCCTGACTCGCAGTCTCAGCCGCTGCACGATCAAGTACAACTGCACGAGTGCCGAGAGTTTGTAGCTTGTCAGCCTCTGCATTGATAGTTGCAGCTTGACGCTGCAGTGCTTGAGTTCTGGCATCGGTAGTCGCAGTCAGCTGACTAATCGACTGCTGAATCATTTGCATGAGATCCATGATTGTTTCCTCTCAGCCGAAGGAGTAACCTGAGTAGTCAAAGTCCTCCGAGTACCCTACGTCTCCACTAGGAGTTTCAGTACTGGTCCCTACTGAAGACTCATAAAATGAAGACTCATTAAATATAGCATTAGTTTCTTCAATAGGTGCAAGATCCGGAACTACAGTGTAGTTTGAATCCCCGTAAACAGGAGCCACTGGGGGCGCAGGCGGAGGAGCTGCAAGCTCTGCCTCACGTCCAGCAGTAAGTTCTGCAAATGACGGAAGCATATTAAAAAATGACTGTAGCAGCGATGGATCTGCAGGAGGAGTTACAGTCCCACTCATTGCCTCCTGTTCCATAGCAATATCTGGCCCACGAACAGATTGAGTGTCTGCAAAATTCAAATCATTCGCCAGCGTCTCAACTCCCATGGCACCCACAAGCTTCGGTGCAGGCTCAGATGCAGCAGCCATAGCATCAATCAAAGCATTAACCGTAGCTTCATCCTGCGGAGGAATATTCTCAACCGGAGTAGGTACAATCGTTTCAACCGGTGCACCTTCTGCAGTTCTTCCACCAAGCGCCTCATCCCGAGCAATTTCTTCGGGAGTTCTTGCAATGCTGTCCTGAACAGGAGTCATAGCTCCTTTGATATTTGCGCCAATGGTTGAGCCAGTCAGTCCTGAAACAATGGCGTTAATAATAGTGGGCACAACAGCGTCAACGCCAGCGCGTACAAGATCGCCAGGGGTAGATGGTACAGGATCAGCTGCCATCATCATACCCTCACGAATGAGGCCACCAGCAATAGGACTGGCACCAGCAAGCCCAGTAATCATTGGCGCAATTTGCGCACCGGCAGCAAGACTGGGATCATATCCTCTGCGGCCAAGATCATAATTACCTTCCAGGCCAGCAGCTTCCAGGTCTTGATTAGTCTGATTGGTAATTGCATCCCTTGCGGCGTCACCATAAAATGCTCCCCCTGCGCCCGCAACAGGACCAAGAATTCCTGCAACGGTTGCAAGAGTTGGATTTTGCGTTAGCTGTGCAATTTGGCCACCAGTCTGTGCAAGGCCAGCTAACTGACTCATTGTAGTAAAAGCTTGTACCGGATCTACGGAAATTTCACCTCCAGCACCTCCGGCGTCAGGCACCGTGTCACTTATAGAACTTCCACCCGCATCCATGCTCATAGGAAATCTCTGCGCTCCCATTGCAGGATTAAAATTTGCCAGCAAACTAGCAATAAGATCCCGCAAGGCACCAGATTCGCCCAGCGCAGGCGTGCCCGCTGCTGGCGCCATATTCCCGCCCATCAGGTTAGGAATATAATATGCCCTGTTTTGACCAAGCAGCGGAAGTGTTGCCATGATTAGTTCCCCAGGCCACGCAGCCAGTCAAAACCACCTTGAACTTGCTCACCCAGCCAATCAAGTCCTTCCAATCCCATCTCAATAGGTGCAGTGATAAGATTGGTGGCAGTAGACACAGGATTTTCCAGGAATCCACCAAGAGCATTCAATCCGGCTTGCACAGGTGTAGTTGCTGCCGTCACAAGGTCACCGAAACCAAAGCCTTGTGCAGGTGCCGAAGTTACTGGCGCCGCGGCCATAGGTTGCACAGTAGCAGCAGGCATTGCAGGAGCTGCCATTGGTGCCGCAGCTACACCACCACCAGCGCCAAGTCCGCCAAGTGCACCAGTCACGCCACCTATAATTCTCTTAGGAAGATCAAGCAATCCACCTTGGCCCTGGTCATTCTTGCCCAAACTGTTAAGAGTCTGGAGAAGCAGCAGCGCACCGACAGGAGTTCCCAGCGGATTGGCAGTCTTACTCGTAGTTGTCTGCGTAGTGCCACGCGTAGCATTGGCAATGTTTGCGCCGACATTTGCCTGAATCTGTTGATTCTGAATGCGCTGGTCTGCAATTTGTTTCTGTGCAGTCAGCGTAGTTTGTTTCAGCAGCTCAGCCAATGCGGCTTGCATCTGCGCATTGCCATACGTTCTGCCCATCGTGCGGCCATAGCCTGCACTGATGCCAGGTACAGCGCCACGAGCCTGGTTAAAAATTGACTCAAGCAATGCAGTATAATCTGCGCCTTGCAGCTCAGTCTGCAGTGCTTGCAAGCCACTGATGTCTGCAGGAGACAGCGTAGTGGTTTGGTTTGTACGTTGTCCGCCAATAAGATTAAACAGCTCTACAACCCCTGACAATCCAGTGCCAGCGGATACCTTGTCGCCACCTGCATTAGGCCCAGCCATAATCTTTACTCCTTACACAATGCAAAATGCCTACTGATATTCTAGGCAGCCCTAGAAATACCAGCAGGCACACATCCTGTCACCGGACAGATTACTTCTTAGCCTTGTCGTAGATGCTCCACGCAACGCCAGCAGCGGCAGCTGCGCCGCCAACAATGGCGTCAATGGTGCCACCATCAATGCCGTACTTAACAGCAAAGCCACCAGCAATAGCGGTCAGGATGTGGCGAACAAGCGCCTGTACAACACTAGCAGTCATGGATAAATCTCCCAAGGAAGTTGGAAATGAGGGCCATCACGGAACCGCTTCCAATCTCCGCCCCACTCGATTGGAATTTGCACAACTTTTGCAGCCTGCTTTACAGATTCAGCAAGGCGCTCATACAGTGGCCAGTCCCAGCGCACTTCTCGGCCAATGAATGCAGCAACATCGACAGCGTGGCCAGTCAGGTGCCGCGAGTTCAGTGTCTTTGATGCACCAGCCTCCAGCAACTGCTTCTGTCTGTCCAATGTTCTGAGCCCTTCAGTGATTGCAAAGTCTACAGGACTGATTGCGATTGCGTACAGCATGACAACGCGCAGATCCTCGTGCACACCTTCAAGCCGTTGCATACTGCGCTTTGAGAATTTAAACATGGCAAGTCCTCACAGGTTATTTGTGACAGTAAGAATTGCAGAAGGAATCGCAGGCCTTGTGCCTGTGGCTGCAAAAGATTCCAGCAGCAGATCAGTGGTGTCTACTTCCCAGATAAGTTCAAAGTAATCATTGGCGTTGAGAGTCAAGACAAAGTTCCAAGCTGGCACTGTCTCGGAATCATTATCTTTGATCGTGACAACTGACGCTGACGCTGCAATATCTGTCCCGTTGACACGGGGCCAGATCCAAATAGATCCCTTGCCGCCCGATGTCTTGTCAACTTGCAGAGAGAACTGAAAGTTATAGACTCCTTGCTTGTCTACAACAATGCGAGAAGTCGGAGAGCCTATGCTGACGCCACGCGAAATCTGTGTCGTGTTAAACGTTACGGCCTGAGGCGTGTTAGCTGCCGCTGCAACCTGATCTGTAGTGTCTACAAACGCGCCATACGCAGTATTGTGCGGAGATTCAATGGCAGCGTAAAAACCTTCACTGCCAAGTCCGTAACCAATAAATTGAGTGATGACGCCAGGGCCATGAGGTTTAAGTACCTGCACCTGCCCAGCAGTGCTCAAATAATATGGCGTCATGAATGACGTGCCAGTGATGCCCCGCGTCTTTCCAGTCAGTAGTAGGGCTTCACCAAACGCATCCAGTGCAATTCCAGCACTTGCATCAATGATTGCATGTCCGGGCTTGGTCAAATCTGTGGCGTCCGCTTTGAATGCTACAACCTTTCCGCCAGACAAAGACAGAGTTACAACATTCCCATAGGCTAGATTTTCACCAGCTTTGACAAATATTCTCTGCTCTTTTGCAGAAATCAGCTTGGTGAACTGATCCAGGACTGACTGCTCTGCAGGACTGTACTGCACATTGCCAGTGTTCAGCGCAACCTGCTGACTCAAGGCATTGATTGCATTATAAATCGGAACAATGACAGATGCTTCCTTATCCGTAAGTCCAGCCGGATAAAGAGGCAAACCAGCGGAAATAAGGAACTGTGGCATCAGAGTTGGCTCGTTGGCATTGCTTCAAGAATGATCGTGCTCAGGTCAAATGTTCCTTCCACGATCAGATTAAAATTCTTGGCATCAATCAGCGTGCCTAGAACTTTGAACTCATCTACGGAGGAGATTGTAACCATAGACTGTGACGCTGCCAGTGTGCGGCCATCGTAAGATGGTGCAACATACACGGCGCCGGAGCTTAGGCCTTCAACTTCCGCACGGTTCAGTTGCACATTGCGCGCACGCGTGAGCTGTACACGACCAATGACAATGACGCCAGTGTCCTGAGTGCTCCGTATTTGCTTCGACCAGTCAGCAATCAGAACTTCACCAGTCTCAAGCAGAAATGCTAGGCCGTGTGGTGCCGCAGTGAATGCGTTGCTTTGCTGAGTTGTAGCGGAATAGCTGGTGCTGACAAAGGCGTCATAATCCACATCTCCCAACATCGAATAAGTAATATCCCCAGTCACAACACCGTAGTTGTAATAAAAACAGTCACGATGCACAATGCGAAGTTTGCCCCAGCGTTGAACGCCGGCATCATACACAAGCGCGAAGGAATAAACACCTGGATAGGTGCCGTAAGACAGGACAATGTATCTGTTCCCTACCGCCGAGAGCTTGACATAAAAGTCCAGGGTGGTGGCGTCTTGGGAAAGAGTCTTTGTTCCGCTATTGTATCTTTCAATCTGCCGAGCTGCAATAAAATCACTCAGGTCAGAATAAACAAGCTCTGAGGAATTGAGTGAGACTTTTTGCACACCTGCAGTAGTGTACGCAATAACTGCCCCTAGATTGCTTTCTACTGTGGCCTGTTCATAGCTTTCCAGGCCCCCAGCATCAGGCACTTCTCGCCAGACCCAGGGAATGGATAGGGAGTTAGGATTGAACTGTGCACCTTGAGCATTGCGGTTTGTAAACGCAATAAATCCACCAGAGACTTGAATGATCGCATTGATTGGACCCTTGACGTCTGGAGGCACTACAGAGCCAGAGCCAGAAATTTCTCCAGAAATTGTAGTCTCAAAGTCAAATATGCCCGCAGCCTGAGCCGGCGCCCAAGCAACTTGAATACCAGACCAGACAATCAGATAGCCAGAAGACGAGGAGATTCCATCAATCTCCCCTACAACCATCTTGCCACCTGTGGCAGAGAATAGGTTCTGGATGACTGCACTAGGATCAGAGAATGTTTTTGTCGTGGGATCCCAGAGCAAGATGCTCATGTCCACAGGACTGGGATCATTGGACTTCAGGCGGGAATAGCAGACAAATGTGAAGCCGTCCACATACGCGTATGTGACTTTGCTATTCGCCGGATTGCTCCCGGCATCAAGAGTCAAGCCATAGATTGAAGGAATGGTTTCAGTAGTCCAGGCACTGGTAGTGTCGTCGTAGACATAGTTCTTGCCTTTCCCGGGACTATAAATTACATAGTTTTCATCCTGATCGCGAAGCGGAAAGATAGAATCAAAGTCTGTGTTGATTGTGGGCGCAATAAGTTGGCTGTATCCTACAGATCTGACGCCGTTGCCCACGGGCATGAAGTTCTCACCATAGATAATCTGCGTGAGATTATAATCGGCGGACTCAGCTCCAGCCACGAAACCGCGCGATGCACGGGCCGCAGTGTCAAGCCCAGGCACAAACACAGCTCTAGGAGCTTCTGTCGAAACAAAAGGAAATGAAGCATTGTTCAGTGCCAGTTTGAATCGTTGAACAGCCATGTTAAATCACTCCCTTCTGCTTGAGCCACAGGTAGGCTCCCACAGATATTACGCCAACGATCCAGAATAATTTGCTGATTACGCTCTTGCCCACTTGCTTGTACATGTGGTCAGTCAGTTTGCGCATTGCGCGCTCGGCCGCACGCTCAGCAATTTCCTCAATCTGTTCTTCCGTGAGTGTGGTCTGAGTTTGCATGGCTGATAGGTCCTAAATCAGGGCGAAATTAGAAGTGATCCATTTGCTTGCGCAATGACTAGTCCCTTGCTGGAAGTCACCATAGAGATAATAGATGTGGAAAGCGCTAAGTCCACAGTCCAAGTGGTACCAAAATTTAATGTCTTCCAAACTTCGCCGTCATCAAACGCAACATAAATGGCGCCGGTGACGTCAGAAATTACAAGAGATTTTGGAATTTTGGCAGAAATGCCACCAAAATCAAACGTTGTATCCAAAGCCGCGGGATCAACTGAAATTACAAATGGCGGCTGTGACAACCTTGCACCGTACAAACGCAACTTTGTAGTTCCGGCAAGGTCATACATGTACACCCAAAGTATATTAGTAACCGGACTTCTAGCTATTCTGCTGCGTACAGGAGGACTTACACGGATGTTTGTAGCCCCAAGGTCTGCAACTATGCCAAACCCCGTGGCGTCTACAGATGTAGAACTTGACGCGCTCAAGGCATAAAAATAGTAAAATCCATTAGGGCCGTCTAAGTAAACTCCTGTAGTGTTTTCATCAAACGGCACAAAGCCAGCAGGATTATCTACATAAATATCAGGAACATTTACAGCAGTAGGCCAAGAAAAAATATATCCGTACCCGCCAACGTAAGTGTAAAATACAACGCCCCCAGAACGCACATTGATAGTTTTGGCAAAAACTGAAAGTGCGATGTCATTGGATGCGCCAGTAGATATTGCTCTACGCACCAATCGAGTAAGGGTAGCCGTCGGGCTAGTCTTGTACAAATAATAAAGATATGTTCCATCGCAAGCCATGTCAATGATTGGCGGTGAAACAGAACCGAGTAAATTTGTCAAAGTCCAGTTGATTAGGTCTGGAGAGTAGTTAAAATTAAGGGCAGAAGAACTTCCACCTGCAGCCATAAAATAGCCGCCCTCAAATTTAAGTCCAGTGTGGGAATTTGAGGCTGGCAGTGCCGCAGAGCGCCAACGCGCTCCGGGCCTGCTGTTTATCCAAGCTGCACGATTGCGAAACATCACACGGCTCCACCAAGAGCTACGCCATACAGCGTGCCGTTGAGTTGAATCAGTTCTACAAACGTAGCTCCTGTTGCCAAGAGCGTAGGCGTGACGCCATTAAGCCATTTGATGCCAGCTGGCCAAGTTACAGTGTAAGTTCCAGGATTGGTAATGAGTACCAGTGCAGATTGCCCATCATTCATGCTTTCTGTAAATGTAAAATTATTTGTGGGAGTTATAATTATAATATCTGCACTATTTGCCACGATATTCAGTGACGTACCAGCTGCAGCAAACTGCGTAGCAGTCTTCTGTCCAACTCTCCAAGCGCCAGAATTATAAACAAAAATATTTAACAATGAACTGTTGTAGTAAAAATCTCCATCACTCAGCGGATCACCAAGCGTGTCAGTAGTCGGCGCCGTGGCACTGGTGCCAAGCCACTGCCGCATGGCATTGACAGACGCTTTCAGAGTTCTAAATTCTTCCGCCGCGCTGAAGACAGTTTGGCTGGCAGTTGGTTGCGAATCTTGAGTAGCGATTGGAGTGTATCCGGTGGCCATGTGAGTTCTCCAAATTAAGCAACGTTACCGAGCAAATGCGAAGACACAAGCATGGATTTAAACGGGTCAACATGCTCAGTCTTAAACTGTCCTGCCATTTCTACATAGCCGGTACGGGCAAACACAATGCCTGCAGCCCACATGGCAAGTTCTTCAGCATAGGTGTCTGCAATCCAGCTGGTGTAAGTTGCTTCCGCAACATCAGGGTTTTGGAAGAAATAAAAGTTCAGCAGTCCTGTCATGGACAGCGGATAAACGCGAGCAGTGGCTCCAATGAGTGTGTACATGGAGCTGCGCCGGCGGCCATCACTGTCATACAGGTCATCGGCATCACGATATTCCAAAGATTCCGTAGGCGCAAAAGTTGCTGCATCAATGCTTTGCAGAAACTTCAAGCTCCGCAGGCGCGTGAGACTTGTGTGAATGTTTGGAAAATCGTAATAAACAGCAGTGCTGGAGACAGTATAAGGAAGCGCAGTGACTTGCAAATCACGCGGAAAGAAATCCGTGTGGTGAGCCCTGAGAGTAGCAGATTTGATTGCTGCCTTGGTAATATCTGGCACTTCTGGACGGCGCGTCTGAGCAACCACCAGAGTTTCCATTTCAGCAAATGTAGTCATGATTTACTCTCAGGGCAAAAAATTACGCCACAGCCTTGCCAGCAGTATCAGCTGCGTCTGCAGCAGCTTGCGCAGCCTGCTGACCGATAGCTGCCAGGTTCTCGCGCTTGGTGAAGATCAAGCTCGCAGTCTTGTTCGCCACGGCATCAAGCTGCTGGATGACAGCAGGGTCATTCGTGGTCAGTTGGCCACCAAAGAACACAAGCTCCAAACCATCAGGCATGATGAACTTTGCACCATGCACACTGTGATAGTAGGTTTTGGAGTTGGGATCTTTCAGCGCCTCGGCCGTAGATCCCATGGATTCACCAGAGCGCAAAATTGCAGGCGCTTCTGGCGCCTGAATATTTTGAAGAACTTGACGAGAAGAAATTGCACCGATTGCCATGATTTGCTCCGAGGTTGGAATGAGAGATTTACTCTCAGGGAAAGAAAAAAGAGCCAGCTTGCTGGCTGGCCCTTTTCTAATCTCAGCCAGTGATTAGTCTGAACCGAGAAATTTCTTGTACCAGCTTTGTTGCGGCAAGCTCGTCTACCGTTACCTGGCCAGTCGTAGCATTTGGAACTAGGACAGATGCAGAGCCACCAGTCCTAATCGTAATGCTAGAGATGTAGCCAGGATCAGTAGAAGCCATGCCAGGAGTGTTCACTTGGATCACTGCCATGACATGACTCCCTGATTAACCCGCGGCAGCAGCCGTGAAGTTGTACAGAATGCCGAACGCTGCCGGGTTCTTGATCGTGCAGGTCAGTTCCGTGGTCAGCGTGCCACCTTCGGCATCGACACCGTTGTCAACCAGTGCACCGCTGGCGTTGTACCCAGCATCACTGGTCTTGCGCAGGTAAGCCAGAGAGAAGGCGTTCAGATCCGCAACAATTGCCATCTTTGCCCAGGTAGAAGCACTACCATAAGCATTGAACAGCGGATGCTCGATCATCTCGAACGTGCCGCGCGGAGTACGCACCATGTCAAGCTGCAGGCCCCACGACGTTTCAGCCGTGCTGATCTGATAAGTAGCATTCAGACGCGCAATGTTGTGAATGACACGGCGAGCCGTACCACCAACAAACATCGTGCGAATGTTGCCACCCTTCGGGTCAGTGACAGTTTCCAGCGTCTTGTCCAGAGCTGCTTCCAGCTGCGTCCAGTTTGTGGTAGCACCAAGCGTCGTGATGTTGCCGGCAGCAGCAGCAGTTACGCGAGCGATGATGCCTTCCATCGTGTGCAGCGGTTGACCATTCTTGGTGCCCATGAACTTCTGACCGAAGAACAGAGCCTTTTCAATGGCCATAGCATGCAGCGCAGCGCAATCTTGCTTGCTCTCGCTGATGTAGCCAGCACCAGCAATCTGCGGAATAGCAGCAGCAGTCTTGGTGACAGCCCAGCTATTGCGGAAGATCTGCGTGTTGTTGACATAGCGATCAGCAAGAATCGCAACTGCCGACGGACGCACAGAGCCTTCTTCAAACGCATTGCCAATGGTGAACATGTCATCATTGTCAAGCAGTGCAGCAGCAGCCACCGTGCCAACACCGCGAACCACCGTGACGGAAGTGGCCGACGGCGTAGTTGCCACCATAATCACTTCGCCCGTGCGGTCAACACGAACAAGATCGCCCGGCACGATGTTGGTGTACGAGTCCACGGTGAACGTCGTATCGCCAGACGTGTAGCCGCCACCATTGTTGATCTTCAACGCCGGGAAGATCATGGTTTTGGAGAAGTAGCCATGCTCAATGTTGCTGGCAGTCTCATCCTTCAGAAGAGCAGTCAGGCCAAACAGCGGAGCAGTACCATTCGGCATCAGCCGAGTGATAGCTTGTGCAAAGCTTACCGCATTCAGATTCTGCGGTGCATTTGCGGAAGACAGAAGTCCAACAGCCATTTTAGTTCCTTTCGCGCTTCAGCGCATCAATTCAAGTACGAAGAAAAATCAGTTTCTTTTGGAGCACTTGCAGCTTGAGCAGCTGCGCGCTTGGGTGCAGTAAGTACATCAGCCATCTGCGTGAAATACTGTTCTGCTTGCTGTTGCACCGCTTCCGGTGATAGTTGAGGATTGGATTGAGCAATCTGCATCTTGACAGCGTTGAGCATCGGAGCAACTGCTGGATGCGCCAACGCCTCATGATTAGTATTTTGACTTTTGATCTGAAAGTTTCTGATGCGCGAATCCAGTGAGCCATTCACACGCTCTGCAGCAGTGCGGGCGCCGTGCTCAACAAGACCATGAGAAAGTTGCGCAGCTGCCGCAAACGCCTCGCGCGCGGCGCTATTGATAGCTTCTGTAAAAGCCTGAGCATCGCCAGACAGGGCTTTCTGCAAAGTTTCTTGCGGAATGCCAGAAGCAAAATTTGCTTGGGCAATTTGCTGACGGAAAGCAGAAGGATCAAGAGGCCCAAGCAGAGGATCTTGAAGCGTCGGGGCCTTGGGAGCATTAGGATCTACAGGCTTCGGCTTGAACATGCTGGCAAAGTTATCCAGCGGATTGACGGCTGCATTGGAGCCATTAACCATAGCCTGAGGATTTGCGCCGGGATTTGCCGGAGCTTGCTGCAGCGATGCAGGCTGTCCAGTAGGATTCTGATTCATGTTGATAGGCGGCGTGTTTGCAGGCTGCGGCGCTGCCATGGGTGCGGGAGCTGCAGGCGCCGGGGCCGGAGCGTTGCCACGACCAAAAATGCCAGGAAGAAAAGCCATGATGCGTATCCTTTGGAAGGTTAAAAATTAAAAGAACGTAGGCTGTGCAACGCCACGAGTTAGCGCCATAAGGCCGGTTTGCAAATCAGTAGCACCAATACTGATCCAACGCTGATCAAGCCCTGGAGTTGACCGCAATTTTTCTACCAAAACACCAAGTCCCGCCCCCATGACCTTAACCTCATTCATGAGATCAATTTCCGCCTGGGTCAGTTCACGATAGCCTTTGATCTGGCGATGTTGATTTTCCACAGCATTTACCTCTCAGTTTGCTCAGGAGTTGCGAGAGCTGTAAGCAGCTCAGATTGAAGCTCTTGATAAGCATCCACAAAATTGCGAAGCCTCTCGTGAGCCAGGATTGCTTCCACTTGCTTCCCTGGGTCAGGATTATATGGAAGTTTGCTCTCTACGAGAGCACTTGCATATGCCTCAATTTTGTTTTGAAGATACGCAAGGAACAAAGGCGAGACTTGCATTGCAAGGTTCTCGTCCTCTGGACTCAGTGTGAGCCGACAGAATCTACTGCCGGCATCAAGTGTAACTGTTCTCATGATTTGGAAGGGTAGTATTACGCTGCGGCCGGCGCTTGGGGTGCCGGAGCTTGTTGAGCTGCACTGGTTTGCTGCAGCGTTTGCAGGAATTGCTGCTGCTGTTCAGGACTGCGCTTGAAATCTTCAAGCCAGTATGCACCCTGCAACTTTGCCCAGTAGATAAACATACCAAGCACATCGTATTCTGTGCCAACTGCAGGCAATGCCTGTGCAGTCTGCAAGAACACAGTCAGCAGATTGGAGTTGAGCATCTTCTCAGCAGGAAGCTGCCCGTCTGTGAGTTTGAACTCAAGAATTGCTTGACGCAACGCCACAGGATCAACATCCACCATTGAGCGCTCTTCTCGATTGAGAATAGTGCCAGGTTGCTGATATTGTAGCGTGTTTGACTTGACAATCTCTTTGACTGGAGTCATGAATTGATGCTCAATCGTCAGCGAGCAAAGCTGCTGGCGCGAGTTCGAGTTCAGCATCGTGGTTTCAAACTCAGTCTTAGTCTTGTTCCCCTTTTGGAACTGACCACGATCAACCTTATTCTGCCCTGTGGCTTGATCCGCCATCGCAGAAATCATTTCAGACATCTGGATATTGGTACCAGAATTATCTTCACGATACGGAATCTGATACACGGCCCGGGCCATGGCGTTATCATCCTTGGCCAGCGAAGCATTGCGCAGCGGAATACGGCTGACACTGGAAACTGCGTCAATATCTTTCTTGTCAATCAGTCTGGGATTGTAAATCAGGCGGTCAAAGACAAGGCGCCGCTTGGATTCCAGAGAAATGTTCCACAGCGCAGAACCCATGTCTTGGAATGGCAACGCGTTGTCAAGCATGGATTGCGTCTGATACCCCAAGCCATCTTCATGCGGCTGCATGATAATTGTGGGAAGATAGTCGTATCCGACATTCAGCTCTTCAACAAAAATCACAACAGACCAGTTAATAATGATGGCATGGTACAGTTTGACCTGGTTTCCACGCGCACCAAAATCTGACGGCAATGCACGGCAGAAGAAGTGCGTCATCAAGTAATGGTCACGGTACTCAAGTTTGTTATTACTCGAGCCCGGCAAGCCCATCCACTGGCCCCAGTTATTGGTGCCATACTGAAGCTGCGACAGATTCAGATACTTGTTGATTTCTGGGACGTAATAATTGATGGCAGACGAATCGTCTTGAGAGGAGCCACTGAACGGAGACTTGAATGCCTCAGCTGCACTGGTAGTCTTTTGACTGTCAAGGACAGAAAATAGACGCTTGAGCTGAATCCGGCTGATGATTTCGTTGTAGCCAAAGTATTCACCATCCGTGTGCAGCTGCGCAGGCGCCACGGTCATATCCATAAAACAGTTGTATGGATCAACTCGCTTGATGCAGTTTCCGCCGTAGGAATAATCTTTCAGCGCAGCAAGACCTGCAGCAGAAATGCTGGTGTCTGTGACCACAGAGCGCAGTGGAGTCTTTTTCCACTCAACAACTGCGGCACCAAAATTGTATTTGAATCCGTCACGGAAAATCTTCATCAGCTCCCGTGCCCAGCCATAGCGAACAGACTGATCGCCAAGCGCAGTTTCAAACTGCAGGGCAAGAGACTGATTCTGCGGCGTAGACACAACGCCAAAAATCGGGTAAGATGTCAAAAAGACACCAGTCTGATAAGCAACTGCAGATTCAATCTGAGGCATGACAATGGGCACAGTCATGTCTTGAATCTTACGAGCGTCTCCAAGCATGTTTGCACGGACAGCTT